AGATGGCAATGCCAGCTGCGGCCACAGCTGCGGCAATCACCGCGAACGCGCCCCAGACCGGAGCAGAAATCGTGGCAACCGCCGCACCGATCGCCGCAATGCCTGATGATAAGGCCGCCACCCCCGGAACCGCCAGCACAATGCCTTTCAGACCGGCCACCAGGCGTCCGATGGTGCCGAGGGGCTGGCCAGACATCGCCGCCAGCGCAGATTGCAATCCGATCATGGAACTTGCCGCCGTGCGCGCCCCGATGGCCGCCCGACCGATGGAATTATAACCGGCTGCAATCAGCGACAGAACACCCCCGCGCCCGAGAAGCCCAGCAAAGCGCAGGGCCGCCATCGCGCCTTTGAAGGCGATCACCGCTGCAGTCGCACCGACCACTGCCAGCGTCACCTCCGGATAGGCATTCGCCAGATCGGCGAGACGGGTGATCAGCGGCGTGACGGCTTCGGCAAGCTGCGTGATAGCAGGCATCAGCGCATTGCCGATATTGATCTGCAGCTCGGTCAGAACGTTCTGGAACCGCTGCATATTGGCCTGGAACGTGTTGTTGCGGACTGCAAACTCCGCAAAGGCAGACCCCGCATAGGTCGCGCGATCCCCCACCATGCCGAGCGTGTCCTCGACCAGCCCGAGATTGGTCAGCAGCGGTCCGAGCGCGCGGGCCTCATTGCCAAAGAGCTGCGACGAGATCGCCGCGCGCTGCTCTGCTGGCAACTGGCCGATGCGGCGCAGCACGTCGATCGTGGTCTCGACCGCGTTCTCCTGCATGGAGCGGGCGGTTTCTTCTGCGTCGAGTCCAAGCGCCTGTAGAGCCCGGCGTTGTCCGGCGGTGGCTGCCTCGCCCTTTGTGAGCGCCGCCCCCATGTTTCGGAAGGATGTGGCCGCCACCTCGCTCTGCGCACCAGCCGCCAGCATCGCCGAGGCAAAGGCAGCGGTTTCTTCGGCGGTGAAACCAAACATGGTCGCCTGCGCGCCCACCCGCTGGACCACGTCCAAAATATCTGCAGCGCTTGAGGCTTGGCTGTTGGACAGATGGTTCATCGCATCGGCCAGCGACACCGTCTCATCAATGGTGAGCCCGAGCGCTGTCATCAGGTTGGCCATTGACCCACCCGCCTGCTCGGCGCTGATATCAAACGCCACGCCGATCCGGGCAGCAGCATCCGTGAACCGGATCAGGTCCTGCCCGGCAATCCCGGCCTGACCCGCCGCCGCGGCAATCTCCGCAAGCCCCGTCACCGCGATGGGAATGTCGCGCGACAGCGCAAAGAGATCCTGCTGGAACTGCGCAAAGGCTGCAGGGCTTGGAAAGTCCACCACCTTGGCCACATCGGCCATGGCGCTTTCAAATTCCGACGCGGCCTGGATTGGCGCGCCGATCGCGCCGCGCAGGGCGTAAAAGCTGGCCACCGCATCCACCAGCCCACCACGCGCGTCAGCAAGCGCACGGTTGTTGCGGGTGATGGCCGCGTTCAGGCGGTCCCCGAAGGTGATGGGCTGGCCATTGGTCTCGCGGACGGTGTTCGAGATGCCCGCAAGCGCATTGGCCGCCCGGCGCGCCGGGCTGGTCACCCGGTCCAGCAGTTCGATGACCAGTTGGGACGTGAGCTGTGTCATGGATCACCTCATCTTCGCCGCCCGCGCGAGACGCCGGGCCTCGGCGTGCCACAGCACCACCTCGGACCAGTCCATCTCGTCAAAAGCCGTGAGCGGCGTGTTCAGCCAGTGGGCGACCTCAGCTACGACCGATCGCCAGGCGGCGAAGCCGTGCCCTTGGGGAAAAAATCCGCAATCACCTCCGACAGCGCGTGAAGTCATCAGTGTCGAGATCCTCGATCATCTCGACCGGATAGCCCGTCAGAGCCGAGGCCATGACAATGCCCTGATCCAGGCGATCGGTGATGCCGTCGAGCGCGGCGTTCATCCGCTTGAGGTCCTTCACCTTCGGCTTGGCAATGCGGATCTCGGTGATTTCGCGACCCTCGAAGGCCACCGGCGCCGACAGGGACACTGTTTTCGTCTTGGGGTCAGACATGGATCACCTCAAAAGCCGTTGGGAAGGCGCAAGATCGCGCGCTCGTCGGCGTTTTGCGACGTGCCGTTGACGCGCCAGTCGGTGGTGAAAAAGTCCCAGTAGTATTTCTCGGCCCCCTCGAAATAGAGTTCGTAATGCAGGATTTCGTTGATGGCGTAGTCAAAGCCCTGCAACTCACCACGCTGGAACGCCTCCGGATTGGCCGTGCCCAGACGCCCCTCCAGCACCGCCTTGGCCTCGATGGCCACGCCGTTGCGCTTATCGCGCACCGAACCGTAAGCGGTGAACTTCTTGCGCGCCGTGGCCCCAAGACCAAACTGCGTTAACAGGTCCGGATCCCAGCCCGCCAGCTTGAAGCTGGCCTCAAGCTTCTGGATGCCGAGGGCGACCTCGATCTGCACGCGCGAGCGCCCGGGTGATGGTCCTGGGTGATTTCCTGCAGGTTGGGCAACTGCAACTCGGTCAGCGTCAGGTGCTTGGAGGCCGTGGGGTTTTCATCGCTGCAAAACAGGTTTGCGGCCTCCATGATGTAGATGTTGCTCATGGTATTTCCCTTTATCCAGTAATGGTGCCGACCTGCGCGAGCAGATCGTCGAGCAGCGCATCAAGCGCCGGGCGGTAGCGCGCGGACTGAATGCCGAGATAGCGCAGCACCGGTAGCTTCCTCGGCGGCAAAGCTGACCGTGAAGCGGCCTTGGCGCAGTTCCTCGGGCGTGTTCTGATCGCGGGTGAACTTCATCTCGAAGCCAAGGATATCGCCATCGGCCTTGAGATTGCGCAGGCCGGTTTCCATCGTGTTCAGGATCGCCTGGATGGTCTGGCCCGTGATGTTGAACCGGCCAAGATAGAACCGCAGGGTGCGCAGCAGCATCAGGTGGATGAAGTCGCGCCCGCGGGTGACATTGTAGAACCGCCAGAGATCATCCTCGCCCGCGTTGTCGGTGCCGACAAAGATGAAGCCACCCTGACCGATCGCACTTTCCACGCCCATTTCACCGCGCAAGAGCACGCCGATATTGGCCGACAGCAAGCGCTGACCCTCAGTCGCTCCGTCCGTGAGCGAGAAGTTGATGGGACGTGAGGGACCAACAATGCCCTGCACCGGCTGGTTGGCCCAGCTGTGGAACGGGCGGCCCTGCTTTTCGTGGTCGCGGCGCACGCCGATGCCGATCACCGCGGGCGACAGCGGCTGAACGACACTCACCCCACCGGCAAACACTTTCACTGCAGGGTCGACCGGGATCAGGCGCTGAGAGGCAATCGTCTCTCGCCAATCGATGGCGTCCTGCTCCGTGGTGGCCGGGCCATCGACGACCGCATGCGCCAGAAGCTTTTCGCAGATCGCAGGCAGTGCCGCACAGACCGGGTTGGCCTCGCCGACACCGCGCTGGCTGGTATAGCCCGGGGCGCAGATGAGGCGCGGGATGATGCCCAGCTCAGGGCCAGACGTCAGAAAGGCCTGAAGGCCGGTCGCGACGCCGTCGCCGACGATATTGGCGATGGTCGCGTCCGTATCGATCCCGTCTTCGACGCGCACGACCACGACCTTGGCGGCCACCTGGAACTCGCCGAGCTGCGCGTTGATCAGCGTGACCGCATCACGCAATGTGCCGGTCGCACCAAGCACTGTCAGCTTGGCGGCGTCGTCAGAATAGAGAAAGACCGGCGAGTCCGCCGGGAACACCGATGCATCGGCGTTGGGCGCCGTGCCGATCAGGCCCACAACGGACATATCGCTCCAGACGGGCGGGCGCGGCTCGGTATCAATCCGCGTGATGGAAATCCCGAAGGTCGGGTCGGACATGAGAGGGTCTCCTTGAATAGCCGAACCCCGCGCGGCCATGGGGCCCTACGGTGATCCGGGATGCTTGGGATCGGCGGTTGGCCGACGTTCAGAAAGTCAGCGTCGGTGTCGTGATATCGAGGTCAGTTTTCGTGTCGGACTGGATCTGGATCTCGAGGATCAACGCTGGTCCCGCAGAGGCTGTGGGCTCCCCAAAGACCCGGATCGCGCGGATAAACCCGCCCGCACCGTCATCGACAACCTCACCCACCTGCACATCGCGCACATCGGTGATGCCCAGCTTGGTGCTCATCTGTGTCAGGGCGGATCGCATTTGCACCTCCTCCGTCAATATGTACCGCCATCGACCAGATCAATCCGGCCTTGCAGCGCCGTCAGCGTTGATTGCAGGTTGGAGACCTGCGCAATCGTATGGCCATGGCTGCTGGCCGCTTTGCTTGCGAGCTGCGCCGTAAGGTTCGGAATATCCCCGATCCCAAGCGCCACTTCCCCCGCCTGACCGTTTACGGACGACACCGGCCCATTGGCCAGAACGCTTTCAGCAACATCGGCAGCGGCAGCCGCATCCTGTGCCGCCTGCTGGGCCAGGGCCAGCGCACTTGAAACTGCGGCGGCCGTCTCGATCACCGAAGCTGCAAGGCCCGCGCTGGCAGAAATCACCCAATCACCATGCACCGCCGCACCGATATCGCCGTTGACGGCCACCACTTCGCCCGCCACGCCCGCCATTGGCGCGGGCGTAGCTATCGACCCGAACACCGCCCAGTCGTTCAGGCTGCCGCCCCCGTCACGCGTCAGCACGACATAGGGCGTAGGCGCAAAGAGCGCCCGTGCAGGTGTGTCGTCGATCTCAAAAGGTGGTCTGCAAGCCCAATGACACAGTCAGCGGCGTCGAGGACGTGGCCACGAGAAAGCCGTTCTCAGCCGCCGCCGTTGCGGTGGCGAGTGCAGGACCCAAGACCTCATTTACACGGCTTAGCCCCAGCGTCACCAGATTGTCGGTGGCACCGCGAATGCGCCCAAGCTGTGCATCGAGATCACCGAGGCTTTCAGCAATCAGGCGATAGCGGCGATTGAAGAAATCCCGATCAAGGTCCTGATTGTCCCGCACTCGCAGATCTTCAAACCTCAGCATGGCGTCACCCTTTCTTCAGCGGCTCGGATGTGGCGATCGCCTCGGGATGGTGTGCTTGCAGGCTTTCAAAGATGGCAGCCGTCACTGTGTATCGCGCACCGGGCCGAAACCGGGCCCCGGCGAATTCAAGGGGACGATTGACCGTCACCCGGTAGTGGGTTGGTTTGGATGCCATTTAGCTGTCTCCTCAATCAGATCAGGTCTGGGCGTATTCGATCAGCTCACTTACGAGAAACGGCACTGCCGCGCTCACCGTCGAGCCCACGATCTTGACCGCGTAGGTGCTGACCGAGGTTACATTGAAGATCGAGGTCCGCCGCACCGTCCCATCAGCCAGCACCACATCCTCAACCACATCGGCCGCCTCCACCCCGTCCAGCGCGGCTCCAGTCATGAGCGTCACGGTACAATCGTGGTTCACCTCTTCAAAATGTTGCAGGTCGGTCACCACCTTGACGCTGGTTGTGGGCGAGCCGAGCGTGCGGGCCTCCGACACCCAAGTGAACGCCGTCTTTGGCCGGGTGGCGACCGTCTGTGAGCCAGCAAGCCCGAAGCCCGGCATCAGGTCCGTGGTGCCGGTCAGGGTCATCCGCAGCGGCAGGATGCCCGGCAGACCCGAGAGGTCCGGACCGCTGGTATCACCATCCAGCGCCACCCAAGCCCCGTTCACCTGCACCTCGATATCCGTGCGACAGGCAGGTGGCGTCACGCCTTCGTGCAGCACATCGATATCGAGAATGCCGCCCGCCAGCTGCAGCGCGGTCAGCTCAACCGAGAGCCGTGTGCGCTCGAACCGCGCAAAGTAGAGCCGCATTTTCATATCATCGACAAGGTTGCCTGCAAAGAACGCGCCATCTGTCGAGACAAAGAACGTGCCCTGCACCACCCCGTTGTCGGTATTGGTCATGGCGACATAATGATCACCGGTGGTGACCAGCACGATCGCGTAGCGCCGTCCCGCCGTCAGGAACGTCGGCGTGATCGGCAGTTTGCTCTCCACCAGCGACGGCAGGCCCACCTCCGTCGAGATCGCCCCCACCTGAATATCTGCCACCGGAAGCGTCGTGCGCGAGATCACGCGGGACAGGTCCGGCATGCCAAAGGCGGTCTCGGTCACCAGCAGTGTGACATCCCCCGCAGCGGCCTTGCGTGAGAAGTACAGCCCAACCTGGCTCAGCCAGCCATCCTGCGAGTTCAGGAAGGTCTGCGCTACCTGCTGGCCGTTGATCGTTTCGGTCGTGGTGACACGGTCCCAGTATTGCTCCTCATAGGTGTCGATCCAAAACCGCCGCACCCGGATCCAGTGCACATTGCCGTTGGGCACGCGCGCGCCATTGGGCATGCGGTCCGGCAGGCCGTTGGTGACCTCCCAGGTCTCGCCATCCCGGCGGAAGATATTACCCGCCAGATCATAGGTGCCCTGGCGCCACCAGCGGCTGTTGGTGCAGACCACCATGGAGTTGCCATAGCGCCGCCGCGTGCGGGCGCGTGTGAGCTGGCGGATGTCGGTGGTCTCAAAGGTGTACTGCGCCAGCCGCGTCTCCGAGGCATAGCCCGTCAGATCAAGCCGAATGCCATGGGCGTATTTGGGCAGCACGAACCCGCTGGTATTGGCGATATAGACGTTGTTGGGGTTCAAGAGTGCTAGTTCCGAGGTTTCCGCCCCAGCCCGCGGGAAGCGAATGCCTTCCTCGACCACGGCATCGAAACTGGGGTGGTCAACGTTTGAGCCCTCCGCCGTCAGGAAGTGGTTGGTGCCGTAGTAGATATAGGCGCCAGGGGCATAGACTTCCGTGCGTAGCTCATCGAGTTGTTCTGTGAGTTCGACGATTTCGGCCTTGGTGGCATAGCCCGCCAGCCGGTCCGCCAGCGCCGATAGATCCGTGCGCAGCGTATCGACCTGGCCGCTGATCTGGCCGCGCCAGCGCTCCAGCGCAATCGTGCGGTTGGCAACATTGCGCAGGTTCGGCAGCTGCGTCGCCTGCCACTGCTCGATCGCCACAACGCCGGTGGTGTCCAGCAGCACATAGGCGATCACTGTCACATTGGCATCCGTGGCGGGATAGCTCGGGTCCGGCCCTTCGGTGCCCGCCACGGTTGAGATTTCCGCGCGACGCAAAGACTCCATCGCCACCGATTGCGGCTCGGTGGTGCCGGTCTGGGCATCGATCAGGAAATCGCGGGGCTGGATATCCGTCTCGACCTCCTGGCCGAAGCTGACAATCGCCACGCGCTTGCGGGTCACCAGCGGCAGCACGTTGAAGAGATCAACGATGATGTCCTCGCCGCGCGCATAGACCGCGCCACCCGCATAAAGCCTGCCCGCCGACAGCGTGATTTCGGTGGCGGCCGTCTTGGTGGCCGAGAAGCCGGAATAGGCTTTGCCGCTTTCAACCGCGTCTCGAACGATGTGATCCATCGAGGTGCGGGCAAAATCCTGCATGTTGTTGAGATCGGCGGATTGCAGCTCCTGCCGATCGCGGTAGATGACGGTGCGTTCCATGTCTCAAACCTCTGTCAAAGCGCCGAGCGTGATATCGCCCACTGCACGGCGGTCGCCCGGTCGCGGGACGCGCCAGGTCTTGGTGTTGATCAGGACCTTGTCCCGCAGTGATTTGGCGACCATCACCGCCTCGCGCGCATCCGCGACGGGCTTGGTGCTGGCAGCCACGATATAGCCATTGACGAAACGGCCCGCCGTGCGCGGATACCGACGCCCCGTGATGCGGGTCAGCACCTCGGCGTGGTATGGCGGCATCCCAAGTCGGGTGTAGCCCAGATGAGTGGACCGCTTGCGCTCTTCGAGCACGCGGGCCGGGTCGTGGATGTGCCAGCGATCATAGAGATACTGCCAGGATATCGTCTCGGGCAGGAACGTGCCTGCCACATGCTGGCGCGGCACGCCGGGGAAAAATCGCTCCAAACTGGCGTGGATGTGTCTCAGCAACCTGCTGGGGGCGCACATCGATCAGCTCACCTTTTGGCAGCACGGTTGTGTATTGCTCCCGGCCCAGCCGGTAGCTGTAGGTCGTGGCCCGCGGGATGCGGACAATGCGCTGGCGCACACCGATATCATCAATCAGGAAGGCGTGGGCTTTGGGGGCGGCGTTCAGATGGATCGCAGCCGTGGGTTTGGGGGCCAGAACCACCTCGTCATAGGCAATCGCGTTGAACTCCCCAACGCGTTCTGGCGTGACCGTCCGGAGCGTCAGGGTCGTCTCGCGGCCGCGATCATGCAGTTTGGCGGTGCGCACATAGCGCGTGCCCTGCACCGAGACCGGGTTGTTGGGCCCGGCAAAGGCGGTGCCCGGGCCGTCTGGCGCCGAAAGATACCGGGTGTTCCGACCAGAAACACCCCGGGCAATGAAGGGATAGACCCGGAGTTGCGCGAAACGGTCGAGATAGGCGGCGCGTTCCTCGCCCCTGAGCGCCTGTGTCATGAATGTCTTGGCAGGCGGCACGATGAACCGCCGCGCCTCGGCCCCCATCACGGCGAGCGCTTGCGCGATGGCGGTCTGGGTCCCCTTGATCGCATGGAACGGCAGTGACCACGCGGTACGTGCGCATTTCTTTTCCTCCGGCCAGTCCCTGTCCCACAGATCGACAGACAGGCCCCAAGCGAGCCAAGGCAGATGGCTGCTCGGGATCTGATGCGGTTGCACCAGCGGACGCAACCCGATGGGCAGATCGGCAATGCGCGCGCCGGTGAGATCGACAGCCTCCTCGAAGGCTGTGCGGTTGTCGGGGAGCAGGGTCTCGCGGGTCATGGGCAGCCTCGTTTAAGAAATTCGCGAGGGACTCTCTGGTTCATGTGGGATAGGGGACGTTGAGTTCGACGGTCGGGTTTCTGAGCGATCGCACATTAAGAGCCGCAGATTGGCTCTGACGACCGCCTGTTTCTCGAAAACTTCTTCAAGGATTGCCCTTATGTCCGACGACACCGGTGACACTTCAAAAACCCACTACATTTGCCAAACCTATGTCGAGACCAAGGGAGCAAAGGGCGCACCAGCCAGTGTGAAAATCGACAAGCAGTTTCAATATTCGACGCCAGAAGAGGCCAAAAGCCGGGCAGAACGTGCCAGCCAATCGCCTGATTGCGCGGGTGCGGATGCCTATATGATTGTTGAGGATCCAAGTTCGGGCGAGATAAGTGCGCCGATGTTTCTTGTCCGGATCGGAAATGTGCCCGAATTAGACGACTGTTAACGCACCACTGCGACGAATTCTGTACGGCGCGTCATCTAAACGGGGGCCCATACCCCTGATTTGCCCTATTCATCGCGAAGCGATGCGACCGTCACGGCAATTGCCTCCACCGCATAGACCTCTGTAGGGCCGAGCACGATGTCCGCAGCAGGCGTAGCCAGATCCACCGAATGCACGCCTTCGACATGCAACTTCGAGAAGATTGCCGAGCGGCGCAGGTTCATGCCCAGCATCCGGTTGGTTTCCACCCAGTCAGATAAGGCTGACACGGCGCGGTCGCGCACGACATTGCCGTCTGGCCCGGGATAGAGGGTCAGTTTGGCCGTGATGTCCGCGCGATGCACCCGGGGGCCCAGCACTTCGACCATGTCTGTCAGGGGTCGGACATCATTGGCGATGAGCGACAGGCGGACGGTTTCGCGTTCCGTAAGGCTGGGCACCGGATCAGGTCCCGCCCGCAGGGATGGTGACACGCACCCGGCCGGCGTCGTCATGATCGCGGTGGCATCACGCGCCCAGGTCGCGGCAGT